CAGCTGTCCTGTACCAGCAGCCGTATGCTCTCCCGGTAGCGTGCCCGTGCTTTGCCGGTGTCCAGCGGCATCGGCAGCACCATGCCGATTTTCGCCGTGTATTTGACGTTCTCTATGATCCTGTCCTTCTCGTCATATTCTCCCTCGCTAAGCGCAAGGGTAAGGTAGGGCAGCCGCAGCTGACCGCCTTCCGCGGCAACTCCGCAGAAGGCGGGGAGTATCAGCCCGTCATTGTGCTCTTCATTCAATTTCTGTATGTAGTCCGGCAGCTTGTCTTTCAATATGCCGGCCAGCTCTTCCAGGACTGATTCTTCATCATGCATCAAAGCGTCTTTCTCCTGAACGGCTGCAGCATCTGTTTCACTTCGTCGCTCATCATTTCTGTTATATCTTCCGGATCGTCATCAGGTGTATTTGAAACAGCGTGCAGGTTTCTTTTTTTAAGAAGGTATGTCTTCAGGACAGCTTCCTTCAGGACTGACGGCGCCGAACCGGAATCGTATCCCGCTGTATATTCTACATTGCACAGTTCGCTCTGCTCGCTTTCAAGCATGATATGCCGGCCGTCACCGTATTCAGAGGCGACTTTCGCTTTTACGTCGGAATCAGTTTCCGAACCTTCCACGTGCACCGTAATGACTTCTGTGACAGGGTAGTGGTAAGTTTCAAGCAGTCTGCCTTCCGGCCGTATTGTTTCATATACGAGACGTTTCGTCAGGTATCTGTCCAGATACCGTTCGATTGTCAGGTGCGCGCTGTTCAGCAGCAGCTCGTCGGTAAACCTGTTTTCCGGATCGAGCGATGTATAGTTTTTCAGCTCATCGTAATCAAGCATGAGCGGATGGTTTACATATTCCATATGTGCTCCTTTTACACATAAAGGCCGCCGGTTCTTTCCGGCAGCCTCAAATGCTGTTTCTGTTATGCGGCGCTTGTCTTCAACACCGCGATGTTTCCTTTCGGACGGCTCACAAGGAACCCGTCCCGTTTCCTGAACCGCATGAACACCTCGCCGTATTCAAGCGATTCCGTCGTGCCGCTGAACCGTTTTATCTCGATGCCGTTGCGGTTGCCGTGCAGGATGCGCTTCGGATTCATGAAGATCGCGAACGCCGTATCCTTCTTGATGTCAGCAAGCTGCGGCATCAGGCTGCTTTCGTAGTAATCATACCCGTCGATGTCGCCCGGTTTTCCGTCGCCCGGCTTCCGCCAGATCGGGTTTCCGTTTGCGTCCTTGATGTTCGCCACATGGTTCAGCACCGTCTCATGCAGGAACCACTTGCAGTCTTTCCTCTCTTCGGCTGGTACCATAAGCTCGGCATAGCGGAAATCGGTGTAATCCAGTTTCGCAGCGTCGGTACCTTTTATCGTCTGTGCGATTATTCCGTCGGTGCACATCGCCGCGGTGAACGGGTCTGCCTTCGCCGTCAGGCACTGGCGGTCGAACTCCACAGCGTAGCATTCCGACAGTTCTTCGATGAACAGCTTCCCAAGATCAATGAACACATCGTCCTCGAACTCATCATAGAACGGAATGTACCCCGCAAGCGTAAATGCTTTCAGTTCCGCCCGTGTGAAGGCGTTCGGTTTTGTCCCCTGTATCTTCTGTCCCGCCTGCGTGATCCAGTGCAGCTTTATGCCGCCCCGGTCGTGCTCCGGCAGGTAGATGCTTGAAGAAGTCATCGGAACATTCTTTACCAATCCCATCATCACTGACAGTTTCAGTGCGTCTGTCATGATGACATCCTCATATACCGGATTCAGCATGTACTGGTCATTCGTCGTCAGGTTTCCCATCGGCTCTCCCAGCGCCGCTTTTACAGGAGTAAATCCCTTGTCCGCTGTCCACTGGAAGTCTTTCGGGTTGTTCCATTTCTCCGCCCGCAGGTTGGGGCAGCACTTGAGTTCTCCGAGTATGCGGCTGTCGTTGTTCCATGCCGCGGCAAGCGCTTTTCCAAGCTGGTAGCAGACTTCACTGCGGCTCAGCGGCTTTATCGTGCTGTCCGCGGCTCTTAACGCTTCGCGCAGCGACTTTACGGCATCTTTGATGCTTTCAGTCTCTGTGCTTGTCGCGCTGTCTATGTCGCCAAGCGCTTTTACGATGTCCTCGATGACTTCCTGCTGCCCGGCAAAGTATTTTTCGATCTGTTCATCTGAAACACCGCCGGAGGGAATCATGCTTTTCATGCCCGCCAGCCTGTTCTGCAGCATGGCGATTTTTTCATTCATGCACTAAACTCCTTTTTATCCTTTCATACATGCCGCATACTTTCTTGCCCCGCGGCAGTTCTTCCGTAACTGATTTTCCGTTTCCGGCGCAGAGCGCAAACGGATTTGCCGGAACATCGCAGATGCTGAACTCAAGAAGCGTCTGCTTCCGGTATATCAGATCCGCCTTTTCTTCCGGGTTTGCGCAGTGGTCTGTAAACTCAACCTCATCAACCTGAAAGCCGACACTTCCGCTCCGCAGCGACCCGCACCGTACCCGCTCGCCGATTCCCCAGCCGAACGGGTCGATTTCTTTCGGATTGAAGACGATGTCTCCGCTCAGCACTCCGTCCGCCTTCACGTTTTCGGCATACCCGATGGCAGGCGTATAGCGGTCATGACTCCACAGCACGACGGGATTGAGAAGGAAGGCCGCGAGGTTCCAGCCTTCCACGTCCACCTTCTCGAAATCCCGGTCGAGGTCACCGGTGCTCATCACCCAGGTGAAACTCTCTTTCCCGTTCCCGTTTTTATTTTCAATACGCACAGCGTTGAACAGTTCGACCGTCGGGCCGACTTTTCCGCCGTGTGTATTCTCTTTCAGGAACTTCACCAGCTGCCGGCTGTCCCTTCCGAGATCAGCTTTCAGGATCCCATCTACTTTGACCGTCATAGTCAGTTCCCTCCTGTGTGGGCAGTATCCCGGACAGCAGGCATATGCGCACTGCCTCGATGTTGTTGGCCGCCCCGACTTTCTTCCTGAATTTGTACATGTGCGACGCGATAGTGCTTGCCGCGCAGTTCGTCTCCTTTCCGATTTCCTTCAATGTTTTTCCGCTTGCCAGCCTCCTGATAATAAGTTCTTCTCTCTCCGTGACAGGCCTGCTTAATTCTGCCTGCATGATGTGTTCTCTGTTATGTATGCCTTCCCTGATGTGCTCCGGGTAATATTCAATGCCCGAAAACAGCAGATTCCTCATGATTCTGTGGAAGGCTTTCCTGTCTTCCATGTGTGTCACCAGAGTGTTGACCGAACATTTATACATACGGTACGCAAAACTCTTCGGACATTCTCCATACATGGCCATGACAAGTGTGCTTCTTGGGGCTTTTTGAAATACTCTCTTGATCTCTTTTTCAAATTGAATCCCGAAATAGAACCTGTCGGAAATGATGGTGATGTCATCATCCTCATTCAGTTCTTCCAGCAGCTCCTTCCTGCTCGTTGCCGTAGAAGAAGGCAGCTCTCTGTCAGTCTTTCTCAGAATGGATAACACATCAGATGTGAAACATTCGCTTGTCGTCGCAATGAAACATTTTCTGTTCCTCACTTTCATTGTCCTGTAATTATTAGTGACGATGGTCTGTACCAGACATCGCCCCATGTCTTGCAGGGGACACCCCGTTCCCTGAGCACGTCGTTGATAGTTTTCAGCCCGGCGCCGATCTCCGCGATATCGCGGCTGCTCTGCGCGTCCTCGCTTTCCTGCAGCTCAGGAATCGAACTCAGGTTGAAACGTCCGCTTCCCGCGATGTTCAGCTTTTTGAAGAACTGGACATTCACGATCTGCTCATAGTTCTGCAGCATCGGTATCAGCGTATATTTCCAGAACGCAGCGTGCTGCTCTCTGGTATCCGTTCCGCTCAGGCTGCTCCTGATATCCTGTATGTTCGCGACTCTCGGCGGAATCCCGTACTTTGCAAGAATCGTGTACAGGTTCCACCGTTTCATGTCATACAGCTTCAGAATGTCCGGGCTGAACGTCAGCTGCTGATACTCGGTGCCTTTCCCTATGACAGCTACCTTTCTCCGACCGCTCTCTCCGTATTTCTTTTCCCACTGCTTTTCCAGCTGCTCAGCTTCACTCTCGCTGATTATCTGGTCAGTCTTCAACAGTCCTTTCGGTATTCCTCCTTCTTCAATAGTCCCGTGTTCTGCCGCGCGGCCAGCACGTCCTGGTCTATCTCCGCGGCCAGCATCACAAGCGGGCTTATCCCTCTCCAACGGTTGAACGGGTTCCAGTCCCGGAAATGTACAATCTCATCAGGCAGAATGGAGAATGGCGCACCGTCATCATCACCGGTATACAGCCATTTCACGATCCTGCCGCCGCTAACAACATGCTGCATATGGCGGGGATTCAATATGACCAGTTCTTCCGGTATTCCGCAGACATAGTCATTACCGAAATACCAGAACGCCTCTCCCTCGATGTTCCACCATGAGCACGTCTGTTTCCACAGGTCATATCCGCTCATCATCGGGCCGGGAGCCTCGAACAGTTTTGCCGCCGGCGTTCCTGTCTCGGCTTTTCCGTTATTCTTTATCTCGAATTTCGCCCGCGCGACATTCCGTGCAAGCAGCTCGACCGCTATGCTTATCCACGGATGCTCAAGATACGGCTCCTGTACAGGCCGTGTCAGCTTTTCTCCAAAGTCGTCCTTGATATCCTGCGCATTCACTTTCTCAAAACTTTCAAGATTCTTTTTCCTGTACAGTTTCATCAGTCCCATACTGCAACCATCCTGTTTCAGGGAGAAAAGCTGCCGGATTGCCCTCATACATAACTTTGACGTAAAAGGACATTTCGGAGTATTTTTTCCCGGAAAAACAAAAAAATATTGTTCAAAAACGATATATGCCTATGACATCACCACGCCGCCGGTAACAGCGCTGAAAACAGCGTACCTCATGGCGTCCATGTAATGGTCATTCACTTTCACAATCATATTGTTCTCGTCGCGGGTGTAGTCCCATATCTCCCCAAGCACTCCCCGGCAGTTACTGCAGACAAAGAACTTCTTCCGTTC